TTCAGTAATCCTCTCTGAAATATTCAAAACATTGTCATCGCCGTAGGAAATCATGGAAACGTTCTCATTGAAATCCTTCATGGTCATAAATTGACCAGCTTTTCTTGCGCACATCACAAAAACAATTCTGCAAACAACAGAGTTGTAAAGTGAATTCAAGATAGCAGTCAAAGGATGACCAGAAGGATGTCCATGAGTCCAGAAGTAGATGTTGTCAGCTTCAATGTGAATTGAATTGATCAATTCTTTCCACAAGATTGTTCTAATCTGTCTGTTGTCTTCTCCATCATCATACCATTCATTAATGGCATTTCCAATTTCTTCCAAAATCTGAAGAATCAAGGTTCCGTCAAAGTTGCCAAAGTCTCCAGCAACAACTCTTTCACCCTTCTTCTTGAGATGAACGGCCAATTGAGTCCAGTCATAGGAATAAGGATTGATTCCAACGGCGACTTCATTGTCAATTCGATGTTCAGCCAAATGAGCGCAGAATCCAAGAAAGTATTTCCGAGCACACACAACAAAATCCATAGGTCCAGCAGCAAAGACTCTTGTCTTTCCAACACGAACCTTTTCCAAAGGTCTTCTTTCATCTTTGAGTGTGTCAATCCAAATGGTTGGGAATCTCTCATTCCTCAAAGCCATTTCTTCTCTTTCATCAATTGCTTTCTTGAGTTCTTCATTCATTTTGTATTCTCCATTTTCATCGGCAGTCCATTTCATTTTCCCTTTTCCACTACGATTGAGAACCCATGGAAATCCGGGTGAAGAACCTCTGTTCAGAGGATTGGAATAGATGTCATCCAACACTCCACTCAAAGCTTCTTCATTCGTCAGAACTCTTTTTCGTGTCCGATCATTTGTTTGATGAATTCTCAAAACGTCATTGACAGCAGCTTTGATCAATTTAGTTTCCATAAATGGTGGAATCTTTCCAGTTTTCTTCAAACCAGCTAAGACAGGATCATGCAATGTTCCATCAGGCAAGACAACTCTTCTGCTCAAAACTGCAGGTGCTGAAATAGGTTCAAGAACTTCTCCATAGATTGCAGATCTTCTCAAAGCAGTTTTTGAAGGAGAAGCAATCATTGCAACTGATTTCAAAGCTGGTGTGAAGTCTCCCTGAGGAATGGAAGAAAGCTCAGCATCCTTCTTTTCATAGCGTGACAAATCCAATGAAATTTGTGCCTCCAAGGGAACATCTTTCAAAGCATCAGTAATATCTCTTACGTTAAGAGGGATAGCATAACCTTTTCCAGCAGCATCACCAGCAACATGAACTCCAATGATCTTCTTTGGAAGATAATTGCTCAAAGCGACGAGCAAAGATCCACAATCTCCATTTGTGGTGTTCATGATGTATTGGTAATGCTTTCGCATTTTTCTTGTTCCTCCAAGTGCATTTCGATCAATGTAAACAATCTCATTGTCAACAGCAGTTGCCGTAGCAAAACGTTGATTGAAAATGTTTCTCTCCTTGATAATTGTTGGTGTAATCAACATTGATGGAATAGAAGTGAACTTCCCCATTGTTTCAGAATCAGCAATTGAAGGAATGATATCCTGATGATCATGAACAACACTAGGGAAAATCAAAATCATGAGATCTCTTTCTTCTCAA